TTAATGAAGCATACAATATTGATGATTTTGTAAAATCTCCAATTTCCAATTATAAGAACTTAGCATCAATATATAAAATATTTGAAGCTACAACTACTAAAGAATCGTTTGAACCAAAAGATATTGTTAATTCTAAATTTACTATTGTTGAAAATATAATCAATTCATCAATTGAAAATAAAGACAAGAAAGTAAATGATAGAGTTTTAGAAGAATACAGAAAGCAAGATGAAGAAGTTAGAATGTTATCTTATAAAATGTTAGTTGAGAACTTCAATAAAAAATATAACAACTTATCAGAGCAACAAAAAAACTTACTTAAAGAATATATTAATAATATTAACAACACTGGAAAATTAAAAGAGTATGTTAATAGTGAAGTTAATTCTTTATCGGAAGGATTAAAAGATATTGGTTCTAAAGTATCAGATAAAGTTACAAAAATTAAATTAGCTGAAACAATCTCAAATATAAAAAAGATAAAATCAGTTAAGAAATTAAAAGAATCTCATTTATCTGCATTAATGATGAGTTACGAATTATTAAAAGAATTAAAAGATAGTTTAAATAAATAACGATGGTAAATTATAGAACATTTAATGCAAAATTAGTAACATCTGGTTCAGCTGCATTAGTAGATAGAGCATGGGGTGTATTGCCTGTAAATGGTGTGACTGGAACTATTACATTAGAAGGATTTGGAACAGGAAGTACTGTTCACCCAACAATAGCATTAGAACATTTAGCAGCAGGACAACCGTTTCCTTGCTATGTTAGAAGTATTAATGTAACCAATGGTGGTTCTGTATATGTATTAGCTTAAACTTATAAGAAATGCCAGCAGTATCCAAAGCACAACAAAGATTTATGGGAATGGTTCACGCCGCACAAAAAGGTGATATGGAAAATCCATCTCCAGAAGTTCAAAAAGCTGCTGATTCTATGTCTGATAAAGACGCAAAAGATTTTGCATCAACTTCACATAAAGGATTGCCTGATAAAATCAAAGAAGTGGTTTTATCCGAATTACGTTCAGTTAGAGCAATCCAAACCGATTATATGAAAGTAATCGATTCTATGGAAAAACATTTAGAATTATATAAGAAATCTAAAGGAACTCCAGAAGAAAAACAACACATTCAGCATTTAAAAACTTTAACGGCACAAAAGAAAAAATTAGCAGCAGAATTAGATGCTAAGGTTAGTGGTATGTATAAGGATGCAGAATTGAAGGTTGATGAAATGAATACAACCGGAAATGTGCAAGGATATGGTACTCCACACGCTTTTGGCAAGCCTGAAGATGAGAAATCTAAAGGTAAGAAGCAAGCCGATTTGACCGGATATAGTGTAGTAAAAGAAGGTTTATACTATGTAGGATATAACAAAGGTAGAGGGCAGGGTAAAGGAGTTTTTAAAGATTCTTATTCATCATATAAAGAAGCGAAAAAAGAAGTGGAGAAGCTTGAAAAACAAAGAGGTGGTTCATATAATATGGTTGCCTACTATGTATCAGATAAAGATGGAAATTTTGTAATGAACGAAAATCGTTGGTTAGAGTTAAAAAAAGATGAATCAACTGCACAAGCAAAAATAGGTAGAGGTATATCTACAATAAGTAGACAATTAAAAGAAATGGAAAGATTTCTTAATTGGTATGGTAAAATTAAGAATGAAAGTGGGGTAGATAATAAAAGTTATTGGAAAAGAACAAATAGTCATATTTATAGTATAAAGGAAAGACTATTAAAATTAGACCAAAAAATTAGACAAATTTCAGAATAATGAAACTATCTCAATTAAAAGAACTTGTTAGGCAAGTAGTAAAAGAAGAAAATGATTATCAAGAAATGTTCAAAGCAATGTTGGACAAGACTGGTAAATCAATTGCTTCTATGAGTGATACCGAAAAAAAAGCATTCTTCAACGCTGTGGATAAAGCAGCAAAGGCAAAATCCGAAGGTAAATTAAGAGGATATAATGAAGCAGAATTATCAGCAGCACAAAAAAAGATTGATGTAGATAAGGATGGTGAAATAGAAGGAAGTGATTTAGCAGCATTGAGAGCCAAAAAAGAAGGGGCTCAAAAAAAAAAGTAGTTAACGAAGGTGTAGTTGAAGGAATACTTTTAATTATAACTTCCGCTATATTAGGTAAAGTAGTTTTTTACTTTTTTTATGAATTAGTTAAAAAAGTAGGAAACTATATAAATGGTGATAGTGAATATAAAAAAGCTATTACAAAAATATTGGAATCTATCTCTAATAATAAATCAGTTATGAATGATATAGTTAAATTATTAGATAGCAATGATGGAATAAATAACGGAGTTGCGGATAGAATTGTGAAAATGGGATATGTACAAACTCAAATAACAAAAATGAGTGATAGTACAAATGGTAAATTAGATGAAACTGAATTAAAAAATCATCTTAAAACGGCTTTAGTAAAAGCTTGGGATGATAAGGTTTTAACTGATAAAGCCATAGATAAGGTAAAAAAAGATATAAAGTAAATGAATAAGGGATTACTAATAGAAACGCATTTGTTTGAAGCCAAAATGGTGGAGCAGGATAATGGTACTTATTTAGTTAAAGGTATCCTACAAAGAGCAGGTGCTCCTAACCAAAACAATAGAAGATATCCTAAAGAAATCTTAGAAAGAGAGTGTAAGAAGTACGAACAACTTATCAAAGAAAGAAGAGCATTGGGTGAATTAGACCATCCAGATTCTCCTGTTATCAACCTTAAAAACGTTTCTCACAACATCAGAGAAATCGCTTGGGATGGTGATGATGTAGTAGGTGTAGTAGAAATCCTTTCAACTCCATCGGGAAATATTCTTAGAGAATTATTAAAAAATAATATCCGTTTAGGTATTTCATCAAGAGGTTTAGGTTCTGTTAAAGAACTAAATGATGGTACTTTAATGGTACAAGAAGATTTTGAATTGGTAGGTTGGGATTTTGTTTCAAATCCATCTACACATGGAGCATTTATGGCGCCAATGAACGAATCAAAGCAATGGAAAAAAGTTGCAGAAGAGTGTGGTAAATGGTGCAAAGCACAAGACCTTATGAGAGAAATTATAATTGAATTAAACTAATAAAATGGCAAAGCTAGTAAACTTAATACCTGGTAAAGAAATCAATTCAAAAGTAGTAAAAGAAGATTTGGAAGATATGGATGTATCTATTCCATCCAAAGTTGAAAGATTTTTAGATAGAGCATTACAAGTTATCAAATCATATAATTTGGGTAGAAGAAAGGAGCAATTGGTAATAGCTAAGTTGATAGATGCATTGGGTATGACTCCGCAAGAATTATCACAAGCCGTTCAAAAATTAAAAAAGTATAAAATCGTAAAGAGATAATTATGTTAAAGTTAAAAGACCTTTTGAAAGAGGAAGAAGATTTTCAACAACTTCCTACCGAAATCAAAAAACATTTTTTGGAAATAATTTCTACATTTGGTCAATTCAGAGAGCAAATGAATAGAAAATCTGATATCAGAACTATTGCTGAAACTTTAGGTGGTATCGCAGATGCAGCATCAGAATATACTTTGAGAGAAGGTGGTGATTGGTTTGATAGAGTTACTATCAAAAGAAATATGAAAGAGTTGAAAGCATTACATGAAAAATTCCAAAAAGAATCTTTAGAAGCAAAAGCACAAGAACAAAGATTGGAAGCTCTTTACGAAGATATGGGACATGTGTTAAATAGATACTTCGAAATAGCAGATGTTTCAGAAGAAGTTATGAGAAACCGATTAGGATTAAAAGAATCAAAAAGTAAAAAATAGTGGAAGAATTAGCATCTTTATTATTACAAAGTAGAACACAAGCGCATTCATTTCATTTAGGTGTTAAAGGTGTTGGAGCTCATTCGGCACACGTTGCATTGGGTGAATATTATGATTCAATTGGTGGACTAATCGATGGATTAGTAGAAACCTATCAGGGTAAAGAGGGGTTGATTCAATTATCTGGCATCGGAGTATTAGATAAAAATAATGATATTAAAAATATAATTAATTATTTTGAAAAACTATGTGGTATGGTTGCAAAACTAAGACAAAACCCAAAGTTGCAAGATAGTTGGATTCAAAATGATATTGATACCGTTGTATCCCTTTTATATAGAACAAAATTTAAATTAGTAAATCACCAATAAAAAGTTATGTTGATTATTGATGTAAAAGATGGAAACATCGAAAGAGCATTAAAAGCCTATAAAAATAAAGTAAAAAGCGTAAAGCAAATTGAACAACTTAGGGATAGAAAAGAGTTTGAAAAACCATCTGTAACTAAGAGAATTAATAAGCAAAAGGCAATAAGAAAAGAGAAATTACAAAATTTTTTTGATAAAAACAAATAATTTCTTTAGTTTTCTAAAAAATTTATATATTTATTTTCGAATATCCTATTCTATATAGGATTTTTTTATTAAGACTTAGTTGGTTAATGAATACCCTTCTCTTATAAGGCGTGAACGAACAACCGACAAAATATCATTGAAGTTCCACAATACAATAACTTCACAGGAACAAAATACATTTTAAAAATGGCAAATTCAAAATTGTTAAAAGAAGCAATCGCAGATGCTAAAGCGGTTAAAGAAACTGCATTGGCTAACGCAAAGCTTGCACTTGAAGAAGCCTTCACACCAAGACTACAGTCTATGTTAACTCAAAAGTTAAGAGCTGAAGCCGAAATGGAAGGAGACGAGGAGCAAGTTGATGAGGAATTAGATTCAACAGGAATCGGTTCTTCAACATCTAATCCTACTTTAGATGCACATACTGAATTCGAAGGTGGTTCTACTGAAACTACATCTGGTGAGCCTGGAGCTCAAGTTGCAGATTTCAAAAAAGTAGCAGACATCAACGAAGAAGAAGGTGCAGAAGAAATGGATAAAGATGCTGAAATCGCTGAACTAAGAGCTAGATTAGCTGAATTAGAAGGTGAAGATTCAGAAGAAGAAAATCCTTTTGCAGCAGAAGGTGAAGATGGAATGGATGCTGAAGCAGACCCATTTGCATCTGAAGAAGGTGATGGTGAAGAGTACGATGTTACCGGTAACGAAGAAGAAGATACCGAAGAAGATGACATGGACTTAGAAGCAATCATCAGAGAGTTAGAAGCACAATTAGGCGATGAGGAAGGTTCTGAAGAAGAAGCTCCAATGGCTGAAGCAGAAGAAGGCGAAGAAGAAGAAGCTAAAAACGAAAATTTAGCAGATGGTTCAGAAGCTGGAACTGATAAAGGCGAAGACCCTAAAGTTGTTGTAACTAACGAAGAAGAAGAATCAGATGAAGTTGACTTAGAAGAAATTTTAAGAGAAATGGAAGCTGATATGAAAGGTGATGAAGAGAAAGTTGATGAAGCTGAAGAAACCGAAAAAGACAAGGAAATCGAAGAAGCTTACAAAACAATCAAATCATTACAAAAGACTATCAACGAAGTGAACTTATTGAACGCTAAGTTGTTATTCGCAAACAAATTATTCAGAGCTCACAACATGACTAACGAACAAAAAGTGAAAGTGATTGAAACTTTGGATAGAACAAAATCAGTAAGAGAGGTTAAATTGGTATTCTCTACATTAGCAGAGAACTTCAAATACACTTCAACTACTAACAAAACTACTAAAAAATCTATTTCAGAAGGTATCGCTTCTAAAGCAGTTAAATCAACCGCTCCAAAAGCAGCAGCTAAGCAAGTAATTGCAGAATCTGCAGATTTCGCAAATAGATTTAAAAAATTAGCAGGTATTATTAAGTAATTTATAACAAAAAACAATTAAAAAGTACATAAAATGGACTTAAAAAAATTAATGAACGGAGCTAACCCACAAAGCATTATGCTTGAGCAAACTAGAGGTTTGAAAGCAAAGTGGGAAAAAACAGGCTTGTTAGAGAACGCAGGTTCTGAAACAGCTAAGCATGGTATGGCAGTAATGCTTGAAAACCAAGCAAAACAATTATTAGATGAGGCTACAAGAACAGGTACATCTTCAGGTTCTGAAGAATGGGCAGGTGTTGCGTTACCTTTAGTAAGAAGAATCTTCGGTTCTATCGCAGCTAAAGAATTCGTTTCAGTTCAACCAATGAACTTACCTTCAGGTCTTATTTTCTACATGGATTTCAAATATGGTACTAACCCAGCAGGTAATCCAAACTTTACTGGTTCTTCATTATTCGGTAATGGTGGAACTTTCGGTAAAGATTCATTAGCACCAGGAGGTAACAAATTGGGTTCTACTCAAGCAACTGAAGGTGGTCTTTACGGAGCAGGTAGATTCGGATACACAATCAATAACGCATCTTCAACTATCGTTTCAACAATGTCATCTGCATCTTTAGCAGATATTGATTACGATTTATCAGACGCAACTGTTTCTGCATCTTATGCAGGTAACACATTGAAGAAATTCGTAGTAGCTTTACCATCTGATGCAGATTGGAATGGTGTAAGAGCTTTCGAACCAACTTCATTGACTGGTTCAGTAACTTTCTACCCTCAATACACTACTAAGAATGGTTCTAACGTTGAATTCGTTGCAACTGCAACTGGTATGGGTAATGATAACACAGTAGAAGTATCTTTAGCTTACCACGTACAACCAACTGATATTTCAAGAGGTGACTTCGAAGATAGAGGTTCTGATTTAGCGATTCCAGAAATCGAATTAGAATTGAAATCTGAGCCTATCGTGGCTAAGACTCGTAAGTTAAAGGCTATCTGGACTCCAGAATTGGCACAGGACTTAAACGCATACCATTCAGTAGATGCTGAAGCTGAATTAACTCAAATGTTATCTGAATACATCTCTTTAGAGATTGATTTAGAAATCTTAGAGATGTTACAGCAAAACGCATTCTCAACTGAATACTGGTCTGCAAGAGTTGGATATGAGTGGAATGGTGCTGGATTCTCTATTGATTCATCTGCAGCAGCAGCCTCAGCATATCAAAAGAACACATGGTTCCAAACTTTAGGTATCAAATTACAAAAGGTATCTAACAAAATTCATCAGTTAACTATGAGAGGTGGTGCAAACTTTATCGTTGTATCTCCAAACGTAGCAACAATTTTAGAATCTATGAACGGATTCTCTGCTAACCCAGGTAAGGATGCATTGACTTTCGCAGCAGGTGTAACTAACATTGGTTCTATCTCAAATAGATACGATGTTTACAAAAACCCTTATATGACTGAGAACGTAATCTTATTAGGTTTCAAAGGTTCTAACTTCTTCGAAACAGGAGCAGTTTACGCACCATATGTACCATTGATTATGACTCCATTAGTTTATGACCCAACTAACTTCACTCCTAGAAGAGGTGTGATGACTAGATACGCGAAGAAAATCGTAAGACCAGAGTTCTACGGTAAGATTCTCGTTGATGGTTTGCATACTCTTTAATCTGTGAGTAGATTAGGTAAGTAATAAACTTACAATAAACAAAAGGGGAAGTAGAAATACTTCCCCTTTTTATTTTATATCTGTTATTGCAACATTAACTCAAATAGGATAACTTATCTTTTTATATTCTTATATTTATAAGTAAATATAATTGGAATAATATGTCTTTAAACTTAAAATGGCCAGGCAGTGGTTCAGCTATTGCAGGTAAAACTCCATTTGGAATTTACGATAGTGATACTGATTTCATTAATGATGGACCTAAAACAGCAGTTTGGTGTGCAAAAAGATTGGGATACCCTATCATAGATATTGAAATGGTTGATGAGCAATTTTATGCTTGTTTTGAAGAATCGGTATCAGAATATTCAGCACAAGTAAACCAATTCAATCTTAGAAATAACTTAGATATTCTTAAAGGACAGCCAAAGGAATCAGCAGGTGGTAGAGGAAATTATTCACAAACACTTGTGGATGGTTCTTTCTTACCAACAATAGTTCGTATGTCTCAACAATATGGAACATTAGCTGGAGTTGGTGGTAATACCGATATTAAAAAAGCATATATTGATTTAGTTCCTGGCCAACAAAAATACAATTTAATGAGTGCATCAGTTGATGTAGAAACATCTGCATCATTTGCAACAACCTATGTTAGTGGTTCTATAATAGATGTAATGAAAGTTTTCTATGAAGCAACTCCTGCCATTCAAAGATTCTTTGACCCATATTCCGTTGGTGGACAGGGTACGTTGAATTTGATGGATGAAATGGGATTTGGTTCTTATTCTCCAGCTGCACAATTTTTATTAATGCCTTTATACGAAGATATTTTAAGAATTCAAGCAATTGAGTTAAATGACCATATTCGTAAATCGCATCATACATTTAATATAGTAGATAATAAAATAGAAGTATTTCCTGTACCAAAAGCAGGATTTGGTCCGACTAGACTATATTTTGATTATATGAGTAGAGATGAATTTGAACATAATTCACAAACTATTCAATCAGACTCACTTTCGGATTATTCAGATATTCCATATGATTTTATTCAATATTCAAAAATAAATGATGTTGGTAAGCAATGGATTAGAAAATACACTTTAGCACTTTCAAAAGAATTATTAGGAGCAATTAGAGAAAAATATAATTCAATTCCAATTCCAGATGCTGAAATAAGTTTAGACGGAGCAGCATTGAGAGCAGAAGCACAAGTTGAAAAAGATGCACTTATTACCCAATTGAGAGAAAACTTAGAAGAACTAAGTAGAAAAAATGTGATGGAAAATAAAGCACATGAAGCAGACCATCAGCAAGAAATGCTTAGAAAAGTACCTTTAAAAATATATGTAGGATAATATGCCAAAGTTTATTTCAGAAAGAGATGTTGCATTTTTCAAAGGTATAGCCAGAGAAATTGTAGATGTTGTTGTAGAAAATACAATTGTATTGTTCAAAGTTAATTTGAATGAAACAAAGATAAACATCTATGGTGAAGCTATGAATAAAACTTGGTATCCAGGCGTACAATTATATGCTTTAATTAATAAAGAACCGGAAACAGCTACATATGAAGGATTTGGACCTGATGCAAATCAGAACATAGAATTTAGACTTGATAGATTTATGTGTGAGGAGAAGGGAGTATATCCTGAAATAGGTGATGTAATTTTCTTTGACCAATCTTATTATGAAATAGATAATACAAATGAAATACAATTTGTAGGAGGATTACCTGATAATAACTTTAGTATTGTATGTAGTACATTTATGGTTAATAAATCATCTCTAAATATAGAAGAACGAATTAATTAATTGATATGTCAATAAATCCAATAAAACCCCAACTAAATAGGGCAAATGAAATAAAATCCAATGTTGGAGATGTTAAGAAAAGTGTAGGTCTATTTGATATAGATTACGCTATGATGACATATTTGGAAGATGTTGCTTTACCAAAATTAGATTATAATGGTAAATCGGTAACCATCCCTGTAATATATGGTAACTCCGAAAGATGGAAGGGAGCTAGAAGAGATGGTGTATATAGAGATAAAAAAGGTTCTATTCAATTGCCGATAATGATGATTCGTAGAACATCAATTGCAAAAGATGAGGCAATGCCAATGCAAAATAGACACGTTTCATATCCAACTATAACAAAGTGGTCAAAAGATAATAGATACGATAGATTTACAGCGTTAGGTGGTAATACGGCTCCTAAATACGAACTATTTAATATTGTAATGCCAGACTATGTTGAGGTTAATTATGATTGTATGGTATGGACCGATTATACAGAACAACTTAATTCTGTAATAGAACAATTAAATTTTACATCTCAATATTGGGGAGATAGAGATAAGTTTAAATTTAGAACAAGTATTTCTGATTTTAATGTTGTTAACGAAGTTGGTGAAGGTTCTCAAAGAATAAATAGAGTAGAATTTTCTTTGAATGTGAAGGCTTATTTATTACCAAAAACATTTGATGGAGAATCTACCACTAAAAAATCAATGTCTACAAAAAGATTGGTTGTAACTACGGAAACAGATGTTACAAGTGGTAATGGTAGATTGGAAGGAGTTTTAACCACACCTTCTCCATACTATGATAATAAAGATTTAATTGATTTCTTATCATTAAATAATAATAAAACAGAAAACCCAGCAACAAATAATACAATAACTTTTACAGGAGTGAAATTAATAAAAGCACCTGCTTTATTATCATCTGTTGTAACGAGTTCACTTAATATTGGTGATAATTCTTATGATGTTAAAATTTATATAAATGGTGTTAGATATTATCAAACTACTCATTTTACAGTTGGCATATCTAATAGCTCATTTACCATAAACTTTAATTCTACAAATTTAGGATTCAATGTAACATCGACAGATGAAGTAACTATAACAGGTAAATTTGTAGATGTATAATGAAAAGAACTCTTTTAGATATAACCCAAAAGATAAGTAGAAAGCCTCAAAAGGCAATATTAATTCCAAAAGATTTAAATAATTCTACTTATTATATTTTTGAAGCAAAGGGTTGGCGATTTGTAGATATATTAAGAGAAATAGAATTGAGAACTATACAAGATAGATTATCCGTTTATATAAATACACAATCTATAAGTGCAAGAGATTATGTAATAGAGCAAAATGGGGATGGATTACTTTTGAAATTTATAAGAAATAATTTTGAATATACATTAGATAATGATGATTATCTTGAAATAGAAGGAGATATAGAACAATATGCTTAAACAATTTAATTCAAATGCCAGAAAATTAAATAGAGTTATCAAACAAATTAATTTAAATAATTTGAGTGGTTCGGGCTATATTGATAATACATTAAGCGATTATTTGACACAAACGTTATTATCAGCTTCATTTGATGGCAGAGATGAAAACGGAAATCCGTTACCAATAGAACAGGCTATGTTGGAATTAAGTGCATCTATTGCATACTCTTATACATCATCTTTTGACACAGCAATACCTACAAAATTTAATTCAAATAATAAATCAAATCCAAATCCGACTAAATTAGTAAACAATAAAAATAAAATACAATCATTTTATAATGAAATTCTTCAATTTAGTGGAAGAACTATTAAAAAAGGAATTGATGAATTTAATAATTCCGGATATGGTAATTTAATTATTTATAGTTCATCTTTAGATTATGGAACTGAAGGAGCATCTCCAGAAAATTTTGAAGTAATGGTATATGGACTACATATTCCAGGAGATTATAGAATATATGAACAAAATGGAAATGTGATAGTATCTTTAAACGATGCTTATATAGATTTTAATAATGTTTCAGTTGGTGATATTTATGTTATAGGAAAATTTAAATAAATGGCAAATTTAATAAGATTAAAACAAATAGAAAGTAGTTCATTTTTGGAAACAGCCGGCGCTATTGTGCAAGATTTTTCCCAATCGGTGAATAGTATTATTTCACAATCAATAGAAACAACTTTTTCTGCATCTATTGTTCAAATAATAACAAACAATGTAGGTGCTGTTCTACCTAATGGAGTAATATCATCATCCGTACAAGTTATTGATATTTTAATCCCATTAAATCAACACAGCGCTTCAATAAACCAATTCACCGCATCATTGAATTCTACATATGCAACCGATGCTGAATTAGCCGCATCTCAATCTAATATAAATATTGATATGGGAGAGTGGTAATAAAATAAATCTTTTAAAAAAAATAATGAGTATTTATTTATATGATTGTAGAAATTTTAAATATTTATAAAGGAATTCGAATTAGAAAAAAGAAATAACCAAACAATATGGCACAAATCATTAAACACAGACGTGGTAGTTTAGAAGCCCTATCAGCAGTAACATCATCCTTACAAAAAGGTGAATTAGTAATTGCATCCGGCTCATCAAATCTATCAGTAACCAACGGAGCATCGATTGTATTCGCAGTTCCAGAAAATGGACAGGTACAAGCGGTAAATAGAATTTTAGTTGGAGCAAATGTACCTAATACATTTGCAGCAGGAACTTACAATGGTATGCTTAAAGGCGTTCCTTACTACGCTAGTGGTAGTTCTACCTTATATTTATTAGGAGAGGGTGCAAATGAAATACCTGATTTGACAGGTAACATTAGTAATTTCAGTTCATCGGTAGCTACATCAATTAATGCATTAAGTTCATCAATTGGTGGTGGTTCTATTGGTAACTCTGTAACATTATTAAATTCATTTACAGGTTCTCAATTAACACAAAACGCTACGTTAGCAACTTACACAGGTTCAGTTGAAACAAGATTTACTCAAATTGGAGTTGTTAGTGGAAGTTTAATTTCTTCAGCAAGTGCAGCTAAAACTACAAATGATGCACAGGATGTTAGTATTACTAATATAAATTCATTTACGGCATCAGCGGCAACTAGATTAACCGAAATTGGTGTAGTAAGTGGTTCTTTGATAACATCTGCAAGTGCCGCTAGTGTTTCGATTTCAAACTTAAATACATTTAGTGGTTCGCAATTAACTCAAAATACTGCATTAGCAACTATTACTGGTTCTTTGATTGCATCCGCTTCGGCAGCAGCAATCGCTGATGCAAATCAAAATACATTCTCATCATCATTTAATACCGCATTTGGATTAAGTGGAGCAGATGTAACTGTTAAAGGTAACTTAACTGTTCAAGGTACAACAACTTCTGTAAACTCAACTACTATTCAATTAGGTGATAATATCATCGAATTAAATGGTACTGGTGCAGCAAATGGTGGTTTATTAGTGAAAGACCCAACTGCACCAAATACTGTAAGTGGTTCATTACTTTGGGATTCAACAAATGATTATTGGAAAGCTGGAGCATTAGGTGCAGAATCTAAATTATTGAGAGCAGGTGGTGATTCAGTAGTAAGTGGTTCATCTCAAATTGATGTATATAATACTACAAATTTCTCATCATTCAATTCAGCATTATCAACCATTACAGGTTCTTTAATCAGTTCAGCATCAGCAGCTAAATCTACAAATGATTCACAAGGTGTTTCAATAACTAATTTAAATTCTAATTCTGCAAGTGTAAATGTTTCAATTGCAGCATTAAATTCATATACTTCTTCAAATACATCAACCAACGCATTAAACGCTTATACGGCATCCGCTGAAACAAGATTTACTGAAATAGGTGTTGTTAGTGGAAGTTTGATTGCATCGGCATCAGCAGCTAAATCTACAAATGATTCACAAGGTGTTTCAATAACTAATTTAAACTCATTTAGTAGTTCTGCTAATACAAGATTTACTGAAATTGGAGTAGTTAGTGGTTCATTAATCAGTTCAGCATCCGCTGCTAGTGTTTCGATAACTAATTTAAACTCATTTAGTAGTTCTCAATTAACACAAAATTCAACATTAGCAACTTATACGGGTTCTGTAAATACAAGATTGACAGAAATCGGTGTAGTTAGTGGTTCATTAATTGCATCCGCAAGTGCAGCTAAATCTACAAATGATTCACAAGGTGTTTCAATAACTAATTTAAATTCGAAATCAGCTAGTGTAGATACTTCTATTTCTAATATTAATTCATTTACCGCATCTTTCGGAACTACATTCAGTTCTTCCGTAGATAGTAGATTAGATACATTGGAAGGTACTGGCACAATACAAGGTTTAGGTACTGGAAATAACGTAACTTTCGCTAAAGTAACTACGAGTGGTGATGTGGTAGTGGGTGGTGATTTAGTTGTACAAGGTAATACAGTATCATTAAATACAGCAACATTAGTAGTTGAAGATAAATTAATAACATTAGCAAGTGGTTCAACATCATCAGCAACCGCAGATGGCGCTGGTATAGAAATAGCAGGTTCTAGTGCAAACTTTGTTTATCAACATTCTTCAACCGCATTCACTTCATCGGTAGCATTAATTGCACCAGCAGTTACTTCTTCAATTAATTTAGGTACATCGGCTGGAAGCACAAAACGAATAGCATTTAGAAATACAAATGGTAACTTAGATTTAGTACCAACTGCATCGGTAGCAGGCGATTTATTACAATGGAACGGAAGTGATTTTGTAATGAGTAGTGTGATTGATGGTGGCTCATTCTAATTATAATAAAGCCCCCGAAAGGGGGCATTTTTTAACTAATTAATGAACATCAAAAACAATAAAATACATGGCTCAGAATATATTACATAGAAGGTCGCTCATAGCAGGAAAAGTTCCTGATACCGGCTCCCTATTAGTAGGTGAGTTGGGGATAAACGTTGCCGATGGTAAAGTTTACATACATAAATCGGGTTCACAACAATCAATTGAAACATTAGTTACTACAAATTCTACAACAACTGGTTCTATAACACTTACGGGAACGGGTTCTTTTGGTGAAGCAACAATTAATTTTGATGCAAACATTGGACAAGATTTATATGTAACTAGAGATATTATAGGAAATGGTAGTATTGATGTTTTAGGTGCAATAACAGCATCTGTAATATCTTCTTCATTATTCATAGGTGATGGTAGTGGATTAAGAAACATTACTGCATCAATGAGACCAGATGATTTTGATTTTAATTCAGAACCATTTGCAGGAACAATTGGATATTTACAAGGAAGTGGTTCTTTATACAAAGTTGCATCAACTCCATCCGGAATTGAATTTAGATATAATGAAACTGTAAAAGGTAAATTTGATACAACAAACGGATTTAGTGGTTCGCTCTATGGAATTGGAGATGTTTTAGCATTTAGTTCTTCGGTGGCGGCACAATTTGCATTGATTGATGCAGGAACATTTTAATAGATTTTAAAAATAATATACTAAACCCTACCAACGTAGGGTTTTTTTATTTTAAATAACTATATTTATTAAAGTAGTATATACTACCTTTTTTTTTTTTGTTATATAACACTTAAATACAGTCCATATATATGGCCCAAAGCATTATACTTAAGCGTTCTTCGCTTCCTGGCAAAGTACCCGACACGGGTTCACTTAATGTTGGTGAAATAGCGGTAAATACATACGACGGTAAATTATTTATAAAGCGTTCTGGCAATACGGACTCTATTCAAAGTATTGTAACAACGGACTCAATTACAACGGGTTCAATTAGATTAACACAAACGGGTTCATTTGGTGAAATAGTAGTTTCTCAAGATGCAAATCTTCAAAGAGATATTTTTGTTGGTAGAGATGTAATTACGATTGGTGATATTGATGCTGGTGGAGATATTAGTGGTAGTGGATTACAAATAAATGATACTCTTAATATAACCCATAATTCATTTGCACTATCAGCTAGCGCCGGATTAACAGGTTCTTTGGGAATTAGTGGAGATTTGACTGTCATAGGAACAGTTAATGCTAGACAATTTAATATCAATGTTATATCATCATCAATTATATATCAAAGTGGTTCTACGAAATTCGGAGATACTTCAGACGATACACACCAATTTACAGGCTCCGTTCAAGTAACGGGTTCATTGTATGTAAATGGTTCTCAAGTAGGAATAGCACCCGGCCCAAATACATATGATTTCAATTTAGACCCAAATGCAGCTGGTACTGTAAACTATATAACGGATAGTACCTCAAATACATTAGCATTAGCACAAACTGGTTCTTTTGATGTAAAAATATCAAATACAACAATATTATCGGTAAGTTCATCGGCAATGTGGGTAACAACAGGTAGTATAACTTCAAACTATATGCATTTAGCAAAATACATAAACACCGCAGGTGATTTAGATTTTAATATTTAAGATATTTATACAAAATAGAAATAACAATAAATGGCAGCTATATTTCAAATAAGAAGAGGAACAACGGCACAAAAACCAACATTAGTAGCTGGTGAAATGTACGTTGACCAATCTTCTGAAAACTTGATAATTGGAGTAGATGGTTCAAAGGAGATTACATTACTTAAATTAAATGATATCAATACGGGTTCACTACATTTAACAGGTGATATCAGATTAAGTGGTAGTATATATTTAGGTAATGAAACGGCTGATAATATTTCAGCGTTAGGGGTATTTACAACTAATTTAGTTCCATCAGGCGATAGCACAAAAGATGTTGGTACTACTTCTGCTAAATGGAGAAATGTATATGCAACAAATATATCAGGAGCAATAGCAGCAACCAATGGAGTAGTTTCCGGTTCTTCTCAATTAGCATCTGCATTTGAACAAATAGCAAGTTCAACTCACACCATAGTTAGTGGTTCTTCTCAAATTATTGGAATATTAGATTCTCTAAACACATTTAGTGGTTCTCAATTAACACAAAATATTGCACTGGCAACTATTAGTGGTTCATTAATTTTAACTGCATCCGCTAATACTAATTCTATAACAAATTTAAATTTATTTACATCATCACAATTAACTCAAAATAGCACATTAGCAACTTATACGGGTTCGGTTGAAAGTAGATTTACATCATTAGCTACAATTAGTGGTTCTTTGATTTCAACTGCGAGTTCACATGAGGTGAGTATAAATGAATTAAATATTTGGAGCGGTAGTGCCAGAACTAAATTAAGTAATTTAGAAAGTAAATCAGCATCAGTTGATACTTCTATCTCAAATATAAACTCATATACATCATCTCTTAAAACCGCAATAAGTTTAAACGGACAAGATGTAACTGTAAATGGTAACCTATCAGTATTAGGAACAACAACACAAATTAACTCTACACAGGTTAATATTGGTGAAAATATATTAGAATTAAACTATGGTGGTTCTGCAACTATCGCCGGTCTTTATACAAAAGATGCAACAGGTGGCTCAACTACTTCGGGTTCATTATTATGGGATGCTACAAATGATTATTGGAAAGCTGGTGTAAAAGATAATGAATCAAAAGTATTATTAGCCGGTGGAGATAATGTATTTACATCTTCATTACAATTAACTAATTTAAATCAAACAACTTCATCATTAAACACAACAACTGCAAGTTTAAATTTATTTAGTTCGAGCGTAACCGCTTCATTAGTTTCAATATACCAAACAACCGCAAGTTTAAATTTATTTAGTGCAAGCGTAACCGCTTCATTAGAAAAAATTTATCAAACTACCGCAAGTTTAAATACATACACTACATCAGTAAACGCTGATTTGGAAAGTATTCATCAAACAACTGCTAGTTTAAATTTATTTAGTGCAAGTGTAACATCTTCATTAGTTTCAATATATCAAACAACTGCATCTTTAAATGTAGCTAGTGCTTCTTTACAAACATTTAGTTCTTCTACATTAAGTAGATTAAACCTATTAGAAGTATCTACGGGAAGTTTAAATACATTTACTTCTTCAACTCTTACAAGATTAAATTTATTAGAAACATCTACGGGAAGTTTAAATGAATTTACAAGTTCTCAGTTAACACAAAATATTGCACTAGCAACCATAACAGGTTCATTGGTAGTATCTGCATCGCAATCGTATGTAAGTGCTTCATTGATGACCGCATCTGTTAAAAAATTAAGAGAAGATGTGGACTACCTATATGGTATAGGTGGTATAAGTGGGGGTAACCCATTGACACCTATACAAGAATGGTCAGCTTCAGCAAGAGTTCAGTTGTATAATTTAGAATTATTTACATCATCTGCTAATATTAGATTAAATAATTTAGAATCTACATCAGCAAGTGTAAATACATCAATTAGTAATATTAATACAACAACAGCAAGCTTGAATGTTAGTGTATCGAATATAAACTCATTTACACAATCATCGGCAGTTAGGTTATCAAATTTAGAAACAACTTCTGCAAGTGTAAATGTATCGATAGCGCAATTAAATACATATTCAGCATCTCTTAAAACTGCGATAGCAGTTTCAGGACAAAATGTTACCATAAATGGTGATTTAACTGTTGCTGGAACAACTACACAAATAAATTCAACAACGCTTAACATTGGTGATAATATAATTCAACTAAATGGTACAGGCGCAACAAATGCAGGATTAGTAGTAAGAGATGCAACTGGAGGAACAACTACTTCGGGTTCATTACTATGGGATACCTCAAACGATAGATGGATAGCAGGTCCATTGGGAAGTGAAGCAAAAGTATTGACAGATGGTATGGGAGTAATATCCGGCTCTGGTCAATTAGCAAACTATGAAACTACGGGTAGAGGAATCGTTTCGGGTTCATCTCAAATAGTTCTTTTACTACCTACGGGAGTAGTTAGTGGTTCTATTCAAATATTAGGTGGAAGCGGAATTTGGAGTAGTTCAACTCAAATGCCAGCAGGCGTTGTGAGTGGGTCATCCCAAGTTATTGGTATATTGGATTCATTGAATTCGTTTACATCTTCACTAAATGCAACTTATGCAACTGATGCAGAAGTTGCCGCAGGATATGAAGCTAAAGGTAGAGGAATATTTAGTGGTTCATCGCAAATACCTAATACATCTATAACAAATGCACAATTAGCAAATAGTTCAATCACAATAGCCGGTACTTCTGTATCATTAGGTAATTCGATTACCGCAGCAACTATATTGGGTGGTACAAACGTATTATCATCATCAGCACAAATAACAGCAGCGTTACCATCGGGTGTTGTAAGTGGTTCATCTCAAATAGATTTAACTGCTACAACAAACTACGCAAGTGGTATTCTGACTAGATTAAATGTAGTTGGTGTAGTTTCAGGTTCTTCTCAAATTAATTTAGGAAGTGCGACCGGAAACATTACATTAGCAACCCAAACAACGGGCGATTATGTGGCATCATTAGTACAAGGTACGGGTGTTACTATTACAAATAATAGTGGTGAGAACGCAACTCCTACGATAGCAATTGGACAGGCCGTTGGTACATCTTCAAACGTACAATTTGGTTCAAT